TCTTAATATTGGCATAAAATTTATATTACGTTATATGGACTTGGGAACTCTCTAAACTTTAATTGCTTATTTAAATTTTCAGATATTAAGGCTTCTTTTTCCATTTGTTTTACAGGACTTAATCTTTCAAGACGAAGTTTCAATTCTTCTTCAAGTTTTGCTCTTTCATCTTTTGCTTCACCTAACAAAGATGTATAATCCAATGTTAATTCAGAATCAGGAGTTTTAAGGTTTCCACTATATTTTCCCCAAATACGACCTAAAGTTTCTTTACAATAAGCGGTGAACCATCTTCTTACCCATTGTTGTGCGGGTAAATTAAGGTCTTGCCAACCTAATGGTTCAAATGGAATATCTGATGGTAATCTAACAATGTCAGGATTTTTTGCTAAGCAATCATCACGGTCACCATTTGTATCATAATACCAATACCAACATCTGTATTCATTAAAACCAATGTTTGAGAAATCAAATTTACCACCAGGTACGTTATATAGATGTAATGCTTTTTTTCCTTCAGGAAGGGCTGTAATTCTGTAAGTTAAATCACCAACAATTAATCTTTGTTTTAAATTTCTGTCAGCCATTCTTAAAACAACATCAAATGCTGGCATCATAAAATAACTACCACTTGCACCAAATTGTGCGTATCCACCTGGTCCACCTAAACCTGTACCACCGAATCCTCCAAATCCACCCATAAACGGGTCAAACAATGAATTATTTAATTCGGCTCTCATGAACCATAATAGTTCATTAATTTCACGACCCGCAGGTATTTCATATATTTGTTGATTAGGTACTAAATCAACATAATCTTTTTTAAGAACCCAGTCACCACCAGCTTGTAAACCAACAATTTTTGAATATGCGTAAGTATATTGAGTTTCCCAATCTAAACTTCTTTTTGTAAGTGCTCGGGTTAAAGACTGCTCATCAAGATTCATTCCGTACAATGATGTCCATTGTGCCTCAATCAACCAATCTAATATATACTGTTCATAATCACCAATAGCAAGTTCTAATAATGAGTCCATTTGCTCATCTTCTAACTCAACACCTCTAACAGGTGCACCAAGAAGTGCTTTAATTCTTCTATAGAGTTTACTTCTTTCTGGTTCTACAATAATTGCCATTCTGTCTTATAAATATCAAAGTTCTCCAAATAAATTTGATTTTGGAAACACGTAGTTACCTTCAATAATTTTTGTATTTTCATTTTTGAAGACAACTGTTTTATTTTTATTATTAAAAACAAGATAATCTGTTTTGTATTGTTTTGGTGCACTTGCACCAAATACCATAACTTGGTCATCATTAAAATCTTTGACACCACTAAATGGTTTAATTTGAGCTGTTAATCTTTGACCATCTTTATTGATAATTGCATCAACACCTGAAACCATATCTTCTTCTGAACCCAAACCACCAATTTTGTGAACATCTTCAGTTCCAAATATTTTTCTTAAAGCTATGATTGTAATATCTTCTCTTTCTTCACCTTTAGCGTCTGTTTGTACTAATTTTTGTACAATTGTTTGAAATGTTTTAGAAGTGGACAAATTAAAAATTCTATGTCTTAAAGAATAAAGATAGTTTGAAAATCTTTCAACTTCTTTTAATTGTCCCATCTTATCTTTACCATTAAATGAAATTGGTTCAATATTCTTCTTAACCAAGAAAACATTTAAATCGTTCATTAAAATACAGAATGAACTGTAATTTGTATTTAATTTATTAATAACTGAACGACCAGGTTTTCCGTAGTTATAAATTCCCGACATTGAACCTGGTTCATATTGACCTTTTTCAAACCAATATTCCGAAAAAATTTCTTTCATTATTGAATCAATGGTGTGTCTAAACTTATATTTAACTTGTGGGTTCATTGCAAACATTTTATTAATTTCCCTTACTTGAGTTGTGTCACAACCAATACTTTCTCTTGTTTCAACTAATAACACACCCGCCAATTTTTCTTCGTTAAGTTTCTTTTCATTCTTTGACGTGTAAAGTTTGTTAACAAAATCCCAATTAATTACAGTGAAGAATTTTCCAATATATTCATCTTTTTTTATTTTGATATCTTAAATAATAGGCGTGTTCCCATAAATCAAGACCCAATATTGGATAACCACCATCTTTAACAGTATTCATTAGTGGATTATCTTGATTGGCAGTGGTTACAATTTTTAACTTACCCTGATTGTTAATGACCAACCAACACCATCCTGAACCAAAATTCTTCTGTGCTTTGTCGGTAAATTGTTTTTTAAATTCTTCGTAAGAACCAAAATCTTTTTTAATTCTATCACCAACAGGTCCATTTAATTCTTGTTTTTTTGGTGACAACATTTTCCAAAACAATGCGTGATTAAAAGCACCACCGGCATTATTTTTAACAGTTCTATTGTATCTTGAGATTCCTTTAACAATCTCCTCAAGTTCAAGGTCAGCACCTTTAACTTTTTCAAGTGCAACATTTAATTTTTCAACATACCCTTTGTAATGTTTGTTGTAGTGAACATTCATTGTTTTTGGGTCAATAAATCTACCAAGTGCTGAATATGAATATGGTAATCTTTCAATACCAATTTTCTTCATCTCACTTATAATTTCCTTTTGTTCGTTTTGTATTGTTTCTTGTAGGTCTTCGTTGGTAGTTAATTTGTCTTCTAATTCTTCTATTTCGGCTTTTAATTTTTTAAATTTCATAATCTATCATTATCTTATAAATAAATAGATTTTCAAAAAACTTAACGTTTACCAAAAATTTGATTCATAATTTCCTCAACAATCTCAGCCTTACCTATATTATCACCCATTACGGTTTCAAAAATATTTTTCTTTTTATTGAGGATATCATAAATAACCCCCTCAATTGTATTTTCAAATATTGGATAATATACTGATACATTTGACTTTTGTCCGTATCTATAACTTCTATCTTCTGCTTGTGCGTGGTCGGAAGGAACAAATGATAAATCATTCATTATTACCGCCTCAGCGGCTGTAAGTGTTATACCAACACCTGCCGCTTTTAAGTTTCCGACAAACACTTTAATTTTTTCGTTGTTTTGAAATTCATCAACAGCATGTTGTCTTTTTGCTGGTGAACATGAACCATCAAGGTAAACCGCTTGTTTACCAAAATGTTCATAAATCTTATTTAAGGAATCTGTAAAGTTTGTAAAAACTATTACTTTTTTATCTTGTTCTAAAATGTTCTCAACCAATTCAATAGTTGAGCGTATTTTTTCTTGTGCAATTACCTGACGTACCTTTGTAAGTTTGGTAAATTGAACGGTTAATGACGAACTTTCGTCGGGATTTTTATCATACCACTCAAAATATTCACCCATTAATTCTTCATATTCTTTTGATTTTAATCTCAAATAAACGGGAGTTATAATTTTATCAGGTAGGTCTAATACATCTGTTTTTAATCTTTCTTAATACTTGTCTTGATGTTCGGTCTCGTAATTCTTCCAAATTTGACGCTCCCATTACATTCCAAACTTTTCTATTTCCAACTTTGAATTGGTATCCGTTACAGTATCTAATAACATAAGCCATCCAATTAGCTGCTACGGGTGATTCAATAAGTTCCAACAAATTGAAATAATTCATAGGTCTTGATGTCATTGGTGTTCCTGTTAACAACCATAATCTATCAACCCCCTTCACAAAATCATTAATTAATTTTGTTCTTTGTGCGGTTTTATTTTGAATATAATGTGCTTCATCAATAATCACCAAATCAAAATTACTTTTTAATACACGAGAATTATCTCTGTCTTTTGGGTCGTGAAAATTTTTAAGAATGTCATAATTCACAATAACAAAATCAGCATCCTCATATCTTTTACTACCACAGATATATGTTGAACGGTCCGTGTAGTTTTCAATTTCTCTTTGCCAGTTAATCTTTAATGATGCCGGACAAATAATTAAAACTCTTTTTTGCTTCAGTTTCCAATGCCGCCACAATTGTTGAAGTAGTTTTACCCAAACCCATATCATCCGCCAAAATAAATCTTTTGGTTTTTACAAGTTTTTCTACTGCCTCAATCTGATGTGAGAGTAATGGTCTGTGTGAATATTTTGAATAATCAATTTCTTTGTAATATTGTTCGGGGTTTTTAATTACTGCCGCTTTAGGTAACCAAAAATCTGTCAGTGGTTCACTATCAAAGAAACGACCCCATATGTGGTATGACTTATCTTTTTCAACCAATAACTTTTCAATCCACACTTGTTTTGGTGGAACGGTATAAAGTTTTTCGTTTGAAATCTTTTCAGAAAAATAGTCATCCAATTCAACCCACTTTTTAGCAACTTTTGGAACAGTTTGTGAATAATTCATAATGTATTCACATTGACTTCTTGTGGGAATACCACGTTTGTTTGGATTAAAAAGTCCTTTTAATTTTAGGATATAGTTATTTGCTCCTTGATATTCGTGTAAAATATTAAGGGCTTTTTGTTCTAACAATCCTGAATTTTCATTTATGGAATTTTCCAAGTCAAATAGTTTTAATAAAGAAATATAATCAATTTTCTTGTATTTATCAATAATGGCAAATAAAGTACCAATTACGCGAATATCCAAATTCTTTGGTGAACAGGATTTTAACCTAAATATATCAATGGGTGAAGAATGGTTGTATGGTGATATGAACTTCACATTGGTTTTATATCGTGTTGATAAAAGTAAAACAAATCAAGATGATGTTTATGGTGAGGCGTTAACAGATTCAATATCATATTTGGCACCTGTTGAAATAAAAGCGTTTGTTAAAATTGAAACTCCAAGTCAGGCGACTTTTGGTAATTCAAAATTAAGTCAAACAGAACCTGGTAATTTAATTATGAGTGTTTATCTTCATTATTTGGAAGAAGAAGCTATTACAATTTCATATGGTGATTATATTGGTTATCCTGAAACTGAAAGTAGAATGAGATATTATTCAGTTGCCGATGACGGAAGGATTGTTTCAGACAATAAACACACTTATGGTGGATACAAACCATTTTATAGAACGTTTGTTTGTACACCTGTTAGTGAAGACGAATTTAAAGGAATATAATGGCAACACCAAAAAAACTTCTTAAAACCATTTCTTTAACACCAAAAAAAATTCTTCAACCAAGAAGGGAAGAGTTATTGGAACAAATTCAAAAAGACGGAACTTATCTTCCAAAAGGAATATATCATGCAGATTTGGATAGGGGAATGTTGGATTTTGTTAAAAACGATTTGGGGATTAATGTTAATGGAAAAGTTGTTAATACTGTTGATGTTCTTATAACCACACAAAACTGGGCACAATTCACACAAACTTGGAACTTCCAAGATTTGGATTCAAATATTAAACCACCATTTGTTGCGACAGTTAGAAAGCCTGAAACTCCTTATGGAACAAATCAAGGAGCCACAAATTACAGAATACCAGGTAGACCTTTATTTCAATATGCGTTAGTTCCAAATTTTAACGGTTCAAGAAATGGTATGGATGTTTATAAAATACCACAACCTGTTCCTGTTGATATTACTTATGAAGTAAAAATCTTTACCAATAGAATGAGAGAATTAAATGCGTTTAACCAAAAAGTTCTTGATAAATTTTCATCAAGACAGGCATATGCTTTAATTAAAGGTAGATACATTCCAATTATTATGGAATCTATTTCAAGATGAATCAGTTGTTGAATTACAAAAACGAAGATACTTTATTCAAAACTATACATTTAAAATGTTAGGTGTTTTATTAGATGAAGAACAGTTTGAAGTTGCGCCTGCGGTATCAAGAGTATTAACTATGGTAGATGTTGGAGTTAAAACAAGAGCGAGAAAGGCAGACGCTAAAAAACCAAACCCCGATGAAATACCAACCAATTATCAGTTTATTGGTACAAACACAATTCTAAGTCAAACATCACTACCAACCAATTATGATTTTTATTTTGTAAATTCAAATAACGTTGCCCACTATAGCGCCTTCACTTTAACACAAGGTACTGAATTATATGT